ATGAAGAGTAAATATTATTTTCCTCATACCGCTACTGTGTTTTTTCTGCTGACGGTAGCTGTAGCCTTGTTCTCATGGATAGGAAGTATTTATGGGCTGGGGAAGGTGCAAAGCCTGCTCAGTCCCGAAGGAATCCGGTGGGAATTGAGGCATGCTATGGGGAATTTTGTCCAGACACCGGCATTGGGCATAGTAATGATGCTTTTTTTAGGGTTCGGCATTACGGTTCATTCCGGGGTATGGGGTACGTTGGGGAGGATAGTGAAAAGAGGAAAGCCCATTTCCCGTAAGGAAAAACGTGCGTTGATATTGGCAGGTTGTATACTGCTTGTTTATATCATAATGATTATTTGCACCACTTTTGCTCCATGGACTATGTTGCGTAGCGTGACGGGATCTCTCACGAACTCTCCGTTTCAAAAAGGGATTTATTATCTCATTTCGTTTGGTGTGGGATTGTCGGGTATGGCTTTCGGTTATGCATCGGGACGTTTTCGGGATGATAAGGATATAATAAAAGGTATGTCCTGTCTCTTTTCTCGTTTTGCCGATTACTTTGTGGCGCTTTTTTTTATAGTTCAGTTCTTTTCTTCATTGATGTATACGAATTTGGTGGAATGGGTTGGAATAGAGTCATATATAGTGTCTTACGCTTTCCATATTTGTTGCTATTTACCTTTTGCTTGGATGCTGAATAGAAAAAAAATAGATTGTTAATGCAAAAAAGTTGCGGATTCTTTTGGTAATTTCAATAAAAACCGTACCTTTGCACTCGCAATTAAGGATGGTTCCGTAGCTCAGCTGGATAGAGCAACGCCCTTCTAAGGCGTGGGTCTTGCGTTCGAATCGCAACGGAATCACTTACAAAACACAACTGATAACACAATATAAATTGTTGATTTTCAGTTGTGTTTTTGCTTTTTATAAGCAAGATGTCTTTCATATACGCTTTTAAAAAAAAAGTGACAGAAAACCCACTGGTGAGCTATAAGGTTTGTCGCTAGGGTTTGTCGCTGGAATTTTAAAAGTATCAAATTATGGCTACCTTAAACTTAAAAATCCTCCCGAACAGACGTAAATTGTCGGGTAAACTTGGAATTTATGTATCTTTAACTTTTAAGAAGGAAGTTCGGTATATCTCTACCGAATTCGAGGTTGATGATGAATACCAGTTTGAAAACGGAAAGGTGTGTTACCGCAAGGATGCGGCAATCATGAACAAAAGAATACAGTATGTGCTGGGTATATACCGGGAACGGATGGAAGGTCTCAATCTGAATAGGTTTTCCAACTGTGCACAGTTGAAAGAGGTGTTGATGAAGGATGAGGAGGAAGCTGAGCCAATAACAGTGCAGCAGCTATTTGAAAGAAGAATAGAGCGTCTTGAAAAAGAAAAGAGAATCTCATACGCGGAAATGAACCGCTATACCTGTAAGGTTATCGTGTCTCTCATCGGTGATATACCTATAGATTACCTGACAAAACGTGATATCCGGGAAACGCTCTTCAAGGGGATGCAGCGCAGAGGATATGCGAAGGGGAATATACAGATGCGCATGACCCATTTCAAGGCTGCTATCAATGAAGCTATAGACGAAGGGTTAGTGAAGTATGACGAACACCCGTTCAAGGGATTTACCATGCCGCAATCTGAACCCAAGCTGATGGACATAACCGTCACGCAGTTCCAGCGTATTCGGGACATGGTAACATCTGACAGCAAACTCATACTGGCGCGTGACCTATTCCTCCTATCGTTCTACTTGGGTGGGATCAACCTTGCAGACCTTGTTGAAACGGATTTGTCAAGCAAGACAATGACATACGTCCGAAAAAAGAGTGCAGAACACAAGACGGGAGAAAGAACTACATCTTTGACCATACCCGATGAGGCGAAAACAATCATCAATAAATACATTCTGGGAAACAGGTTGAACTTATCGTTTTGTAACGGGTACAAGAATCTGCAACGTTATGTCAACAAATGTTTCGCAGCCTTGGCACAACATATAGGCATTCAAACTTCATTCTCTTACTATGCCGGCAGAAAAACATTCGCACAGTTCGCTTTTATGATAGGAATAAGGACAGAGGTGGTGGAGTATTGTATAGGGCAGTCTGTGAAAAAGAACAGACCTATTTACAATTATGTGCGAGTGATGCAGAAACAGGCTGATGCAGCAGTACGGAAAGTAATACAATATACTGTAGATCCGGAAAGCTTTGAAATTGAGAACATCCCTTAGAGGATGCCGTTCCACTACTTTGTACACAAAGGTAATTAAGGGATATAAAATAAACGGTTGCTGTCATCACTGATAGCAACCGTTTCAAATAATTAGAATAACAACTTAAAAATAGCGTCTATTATAATCTCTCTATCCTTATTTTCTTTTTATTCTGATGGCAATGACCTTTGCTGTTTTATTCTTGCAGTACTGGCAGCAGAATCGCTGTGCGCATGTTTCGCAATTGCGGCACATATCCAGTAGATATTGTTTTTCTTGTTTGAGTACATCAACCTTGTATTGCAGGTCGGAAATGACATTTTTTATAGTTTCTTCCATAATAAAAATGGTATTAGAATGGGATTTGTATTTTGTAGAAGAAACAACTTCGGATTCGTTATTGTTTAACCGTAATTGACATTTCTCTTTTCTTCAATTTGTTTTTCAAGGAATTTAACTTTCTCTTTTAATAGTGATATAGTATCGTGCTGGTCGTCTATTACCTTTTTATACCAAGCTTCATCAAAATCATTTGCTTTAATAGAATCGCTAGTCTCGTTTAACATCATGGAACCTGTACCACGAAGCAGCCATTCAGCACTTATCTCAGGAAAAGCGTTGAGTATGGCTTCTATTATTTCTAAACTAAGTTTGCGCTTGCCTAACATATAATAATTAAGCGTCTTTTGATTTACTCCAATTTTTATAGAGAAATCTCTTTCCGATTTTGCCATTTCGGAGATCATCATTTTAATTCTGTTTATTATTTCCATATTACTACAATTGTTCTTATATTTGCACTATGATTATTAATCCTTAAACTTGTATCGTTATGAATAGTCTATTTTATTACATGGATGATTTTATCTATTATTACGCATGGTTTTCAATTGTTGTAGGTATTCTGTTTATTCCTGTCAAAAGTATCTATAATGCTTTTTGTTTTTCCAAAAAGGAACATTTGGAAAGGAGCCTAAACAATTACCATCCAATAAAATCGATATTGAAAAGTCTGATTTTTCTATATTTCCTTCATTTTATAACACAAAATAAAGAAGATATAGAGCAATTAAAACAACGGATAGATATTGTAGAATCAACTCAATTACTTTCTTCGGAATCCATCCAAAAGACTGATTCAGATACTCTTTCATCCATCCCATCTTTAAATCAATAAGCTCTTTTTCTCCGGTTTTTGTCAGAACCAGATTCTTGTTGAGGAAGGACTTTTCTAAAGTTCTTCCTTCTTTTGTCTTAAATACGGTTCCATCATCGGTTACAGCTTTTCTATCTCTAGCCTTATATACTTCATCTGTGTAATGGGTATAATATGGCAAAAGCCGTTTGTACATTTTTCGTTCAATCCATGATAGATGCTTGCTTTTTTTCTTAACCTCTAGCAGGCAGAACAATGAAGCCTCTTTCTTTTTCATACGTAATGGTTAAATAATGTTTTATATAGAACATTTGTGGTTGATATGGTTTTTATATCCACAAATGTTCTTATATTTGCATTGTGATTACAAATCATAATCACATGAGCGATGATTAATTTTCAAATATAGATAAACGATATGGAAACAGCAAACATGAAATGTAGAATTTGGCTTCCCTATGGGAAGAAGGCTAAACTGGCTTCTTATTTCGGTGTCAGTAGTGAAACTGTGAGAAAAGCATTGGCTTTTGAATGTGGGGACAATGACTTTCATGAGATGATACGTAAAGAGGCAATAAAGAATTATGGCGGGCAGAAAATATTTATTCCATGCAAGTATGCAGGTTAACCATGATAACTAAAAAGGCAACAGGAAGAATGAATATGAACAGATTATCCAAGCAGTGTATGGTTTTTATAGCGGGTATGATCTCATTCCTGTATGTTCTGGGATTGGTAGGGCATCAGGATTACATCGAGGAGATATTGTATAATATGCCTCAGGAAACTTATGATGTGATTGTACAGAAGCTGGGAAACGTGTCAAGATCGGAGATTGCTGCTGAATATGAGGCGAACAGGGCATTTTATGATAACCTTAACAAATAAATTATGAGACGTGATTTTCAAACATCAAAGGCAGAGGAAGAATTAGGGAACCTTTTTCTTGTTGCCAGGAAGAAGGGCATAACATTTACAAAGAGAGAGGCATCCAGATGGGTCGGAGGTCGGTATGTTCTTGAAAGGCTCGTGGCTGAGAGGAAAATACGGATGGCAAAGCCCGGGGACAGGCAGAACTCGGAATGGAAATGCAATGCGGAGGATGTGTTACGCCACGCATTCAAATATTAAGAATACACTTTAAAACCTTGAACTCATGAGTATAAAAAGAACGTATTGGACCAAACAGGAGATAGATATACTGTGTGCCATGTATTCCAACACAAAGGCTGCCTGTATACAGGATATTCTTACGCGCCACAGCCTCAACTCAATCTATAAAAAGGCGCGTGAACTTATGCTTGATGCGTACTCGTTTCATCTTGAAGAAATACATTATATCCGTTCCATGGCACAGGATATGACGGTGAAGCAATTGTCACAGAAGATGGGATATAGCGAGCGCACTATTTACCGCCGCTTGAAAGCCATGCGTACCAATTCATAAATAGTTCCGTTATGAGCAAATCACCTGAACATGATTTACAGACCCGGTGTGTGATCTGGTTTCATTACCGATTTCCACATCTGAAACCTTTGTTCTTTTCCGTCCCCAACGGAGGATATAGAAACAAGGCTGAGGCAGCGCGTCTTAAGGCGGAAGGTGCTAATGCCGGAGTGTCTGACCTTATATTGCAGCTGCCTGCCGGAAAATGGTCAAGCCTCAACATTGAGATGAAGGCAGGTTCTTCACAAAGGGAAGAACAGAAAGTATATCAGACATGCGTGCAGGCATCTGGAGGACGCTACGAATTATGTCGTTCCTACGAACAGTTTGTTGATCTGGTTACCGAATATATATCGCAAGTTGATGGACGGGTACTGGAACGGCTTCGTCAGATACATCTTGAACGCGAGGAGGAGGAAAAGCAGAAAATACGTAAGCAATATCAAAAAAGAATAAGTAAAACATTAAAACCATAAATCATGATTGTAGAAGCAACAGGAAAGGTCATGCAGGTTCTTTCAAAAATAGAAGGGGTCAGCGCGAAGACCGGAAAGGCATGGGAGAAATACACATATCTTATAGAGCAGTCGGGTATGCGCCCTACTTCTCTAGTGGTTTCAGTATTTAACTATGGGGAACACGTAGGAGAGCTCCTTAATATGGGGGATACTGTAATAATGTCTCTTCGCATAGAGGCGCATTTTGTAAAGGATGGACAGAAATGGTATAATGAGGTTACGGCTTTCAATATTGTATCTTTCCGTTAAAGTTAAAATTAAAACGAAGTATTAATGGGTAAAGTAAAAATCTATATAAGTGGACCGATAGCGCATTATGATCTTCATGAGCGGAAGCATGCTTTTCTCATGGCGAAAGAAAGACTTGAATCACAAGGTTATGATCCTGTGAATCCTTTCGATAACGGTGTTCCTGATAATGCGCATTGGAGAGAGCATATGAGAGCCGATATCGCGATGTTGCTGAAATGTGACGCTATTTTCATGCTTCCCGGATGGGAACTGTCTAAGGGATGCAAGCTTGAACTTGATGTGGCTTCAAGCTGTGGTATAGCCGTTATTATCGAACCTGTTCACCCCTGTGACTATGACGTTAAAAAGAGTGGAGCCGAAACGTGTGTACTGCCGTAATTGTGCCAATAGTTCGGACCATCGGGGCAATTCATGTTTCTGTAGTGCGAAGGGGCACCGCGAATGCGCCTGTAACAAGTACGGACAGATATGTAAGTTCTACAAAAAGATCATATAGAAACTCTAATAATATGGTTTATGGCAACAAGAAACAGATTATACAAGCTTCACTATTTGCTTCGTAAAAAAGGCAATGAGGTGAATGTTAAAGATAGGACAGTATACCGGAGAGCCAAGCTCCTTCCTGCCATAGAGGAGAAATGGATGAAGGAACTGATAGAAAATGGATATATGGTGGGGAACAACCTGTTTGCCCCCCTCCCCAATAATAACTCTTAAACTTAATAGAAATGGCAACACATGGAATGACAATAGCAAAAGCATCTAAGGATGATTTTGAGAAAGTGTATAATCTGCTTTCTCCGATGGAGGAACTCTTCAACAGCAAATGGTGTAATGAAGAAGAATGGACAGAATGGGATGATGGTGATGAGGATAAACAGGAACTTCTTGCTATCCGCAAGGAAATAGCAGAGGATGAATATTGTGAAGAGGATGAGGTGGACAACCGTCTTATTCTATATGAATTTATCAAACGTAGGATGAGACTATGCGGATGTAGCAACTGGCAACGTGTTGTGGTTGCCGCTGAATGTTTGATTGACACTTTTTGCGATCCGCAGGAATCTTGCTTGGCTTGGCGTCCAGATTTGGAGCGTGCGATGGATAATATGATGTTGGGGGAATGATTTTAAAATCATAAGATTTATGAGAATGATAGAAATAAATAAAGAGGTAGAGGTGGAAATTGACCTTGATGATTATTTTGATGAATTTCTAGAGGATGCTGACGACGATGATTTGATTAAGGAGTTGAAGGATAGAGGATACAGTGTCGAAAAACAGGCACTCCCGATAAAAAAAAATGAGTGGGGAGTTAACCACGAGCAAAACAAACGCTTCTTATGTGACTTGCTTGATATAGGATATCATACGAGAAATAATGTTTTAATTGACCTTATAATAAATAACATACGATGAAGCAGAATAACCCCAAGATTATTCCTGGATTTCACTATGAGATTATGGAAATGTTATGATTCAAAACAGAATAGAAAGGAATGAATTATGAATAAAAGAACAATTCAAATAGATGTTATCGGTCCGATAGAAGAAACTGAATTAATGAAATGTAAATTGTATGTTGATGGTCGTGTGTGTGTAATCGGAATGTCACGATATGACTATGAAGAGTTAATGCGAGAAAAAGTGTTTATCCGGGATGGTAAGAGCGTTGATTCTGCTGGTGTGATAAACACGACTAACACTTTCATCGAAAAAGATTAATATTTAAAACTAGAAAGAAAGGAATCAAAATATCATGAATGCCTTACAATTTAAAAAACTGAAAATCGGAGATCGAATATTAACCTATAATGGTACGTGTACCACAGTGACTGATATTGACCGTATGGCAGGAAAGCTGACCTGTGGCAACGGACAATGGAGGGATTACCATCGTGTGCGTATGGCTGTTGAAACAGATCTGCTGGTTGAACATAAGAGAGTTCAGGATTACGTACCACCTGATACAGTCATTCTTTCTCGTGCCTTGTTGCTTAAATTGGGCTTCTCAAAAGTATGTATTCTTCGCGCTATAGAAAATTGCGGGCCGGATGGCTTTTTGGGAACCTTGCAGGATCTTTTTGTCAGAACGGAATTTATCTCTATCGAATATGTGCGGAATCTTGTTCCGGTAATGATAAGGGAAGGACTGATACAAAGAAAGGTTGTAAAACGTGGCTTGTTCAGGCTGACTATTAATAAATGATTAAATAATATACTCGTATTATGGGACAGGAAAGCAGACGGAAGTCTTTTGTTTTTTATACTGAATGGAAAGAGGTGTTAGTGGATTATCCACCGGAGGTCAGACTTGAAGTGTACGATGCGGTCATTGAATATGCCGAGTCGGGGACATTGTCGGAGCTGAGACCGTTGGCTAAAATGGCATTCTCCTTTATAAAAAAACAGATAGACTCTAATAAAGACAAATACGACGATATTATAGCAAAAAGAAGTGAGGCTGGCAAGAGAGGTATGGCCAGTCGGTATAATAAGGATGTAACAAAAGATAGCAAAAGTAACAAGTGTTATCACAAAGTAACAAATCTAACAAGTGATAACAAAAGTAACAAGGGCTATCAAAGCGTAACAAACCTAACTATAAATGATTATGAGAATGATAATGATGATGTTTTATTTCAAAAAGAAGAAGAAAAAGTTTTTGGTTCTTCCCCCTTGAAACCCTTGCAGGAATTGTTTGATGAGATGAAGCGGAACGATTCCTGGGCGGAAGGCCTCATCATGAACAAACATCATGAGGGATACAAGGCTTTCAATCAGGAAACATTATCGGACTTTCTGGAAGAATTTTTCCGGAAACTTCAGAATGAGAATTGTACAATGGTCAATCCGGGAGACGAATATAGGCATTTCTCCAATTGGCTGAATAAAAAGCTTGAATGTAAATCCGATGAAAGAACCAAAACAGATAAAAGAACTAATGCCCGGACCGGAGGACAGGACTACAATTACGGTCATGAAATCGATCCCCCACACATCATCAAACTGGGAGGACAGGGGAAAGTATAACTTCCGGATGGGAGACGTAAGGATGATGTTGTCCGATGAGGAAATAGAGAAGTTCTGGAAGCACAGGCTGATACTTTCCATGCGGACTGTTACTCCTGATTTCATGGTGGACGATTCAAATTGTCAATTGCTAAGCGAGATATACCAATGGGTATGGCATAAGTCAGATGTGCTGTCCGGAAAGAAAGGAATATTGCTCTATGGTCCGGTGGGAAGCGGGAAGACCACCATCTTGAGAGGACTGCAAGTCTATATGGCACTTATCAACAGACTGGTATACGGTTGTCGCCGTTCCGACATCTGTTTTGAGATGCGTTCGGCCACGGAGATAGCCTTACGTTATTCCTCCCAAGGTACGGAGGCGCTTGACAGATGGACAACAAAAGGCATGGCCGGACACCTGATAATTGACGAGATTGGGCGGGAGGAAAATGCAAAGCATTTCGGTACGTCGTGCAATGTCATACAGACCATCTTGCAGATGCGTTACGAACTTCGGCATGAGATGCTTACATTCGGTACGACAAACATCGACATGGAGGATTTGTCGCAGTTTCGCAACCTATACGGAGATTATGTGTTGGACCGTGTCAAGGAGATGTTCAATATTGTTCACCTTGGCGGCAACAGCCGTCGTAAATGGATATAAAATGGAAAAAGAACTAGAAAAACTACAAAGGCAGCTTGCTATGGCGATAAAGGAACGCCGTTACGCCAGAATGGCCGAGCTGCAACGAAAAATTGCGGCCTTGCAGAATGTTCGTGAACATGTGCCGTTGTCATTTCTTCTACCAAAATTTACACCACAGGAGAGGGATAAGGCGCTGGTGTTGATGCATCAGGTATTCGTATTCGCTGACATGCTTTATGGCGCGGCGCTGGAGTTCGAGGAATATCTTAAAGGATTTGATCGTTCCGTAACCCTTCCCGTAGTGGTCAGGGCGAAGAAGGCTGCGGCAGAGTGCCGGGACATAACCCGGTATGTAGACAGTTTCGGTGATGAGCGTATGAGCGCGTTATTCGGAGAAATGTGTGATGAAATAAGCCTCAACGCACAGAATGTTATTTATCGTTATGTCCGCAAGGAAACAAAAAAACAGGAACCATGAGAAAAAAGATGTTATTATGGGTGATAAGACTCATACGGCTCTTCCACAAGGAGGATCAGTTCATACCGCAGTTGCGCTCCGTGCCGGAAGGCAAGGTGCTGCCGAACAGGCTTTACCGTCATTTCGGACGTATACTTGTATCGCGCGCTAATCCGCAGAAAGTAGAGATGCGTTATTATTATGCGGAGATAGATCCGGCCATGTCCGTACGTCCGAAAGATGATGACTGGAAGGAATGTAGCGAGATACATTATAACGAGCTTATGACAAGAAAGGATGCGGTTACGAAATATGAGCAGACCGGAGCACCGTGCGAACATTGCGCATGTCAGATATATGGTCTTCCATGTCATTGTGCTTTTCCAAGGGGAGCCATGACAGGCTATTTCGAACTGTTGCATTGCAACAAACAGTATTCTAATAATCCAACCATTTAAATAAAAAAGACGACAATGAAAATTAATGTATTCAGGACACAGTGCAAGGAAGGTGCGCGTGTCTTTTTTGACGGGGATATCACCTGTACGGGGACAGTAAGGAAGATTTCAAAGGACGGGAGTCGGGCGCTTGTGTGCTTTGACAACGGGGATGTGTCCTGGAAAGAGTATTTCATGATTGATTTTATTGAGGACTAGCCATGGAGAACAAGAGAAAAAATATTCTGATCCATCCGGATCATATAGAGGATCTGGATAAGAAATACAAGCGGCTGGAGGAAAACAGAAAGGAGCCGGTAAGGACAGGTTATACATCTATATGCCGTCTTCGGAATACCAGACTGCACAGGGACATTCTTTTCAGACGGATGTTTGTCCGTGACAAAATGCCCACCGGAGCTTTTATAATATTTAAAGAACTGGGGAAGGACAGCGTCATGCTCCAGCCATGCAAGCCTGAATGGATGAACCGGACACATATCAATCATGTGGGAGGACGTTTCCTCGGATGTCTTCGCTTCTTTTCCAGCTATGCTGATTTGGATACGACACCGCCAAGCCAGATATTGTATGATCTGAAAATAGATCCGCTGGTAACCTCATACACTTTCCGACTTGAGGAATGGAAAGTGCAGGACGAGCATGACGGTGAGACGGTAGCGTACAAACTGATACCGTTGTTTCCGCTATGAAACTGGCAAACATACCGTCAGATATTAAAAGAACAGCACGGGAACTTAAGATTCCCGTGCTTCAGCATCATATATATGTTAATGGCAGGCATAAGCATGTGACTATAAGTAAAAAATGTGTTCGGAAAGCCGGATTGACGGAAAAATACTCTGTACAGATCGTTGTGCTGGGGGAAGTGAGGGCATATATGATATTCTCTTATGATCCGTTGTGTGAGAACCGTCCCCATCTTCTTTTTCTTCCCTCATCTTGTGAGATTCATAGTCCGTATGTGACACGTGCTTTGCAAAGAATCGGGGGTGGGAATGAGATATGCAGGTTGCGCTTTCATGGGAAGCCGGTTTTTCTGAAAGGCAAGGACGGTACTGTCGTGACCGTTGTGTGGCGGATCTCGACATCTCCGGTAAGGGATATAGCCTCAACTGTTCAGAATATACAGAACAGGAACATGTAAGTTGTTATATTTGTGATGTTTATTATTCATTTTATAAAAAAGAAGTATTATGACGGAGAAACAAATATCTTTCTCGGGACTTAACCTGACACCTTATTCCGATATTTCTCCTGACGGGCAGCTTTCCGCATCTGTCGGGCTGGAGATTCATGACGGCAGTATCAGGCCTTCTGTTCTTGCCGGAGAGAAATATATCCTTCCACAAAGTCATAACTCCGCTAAACTGTTATATATACATTCCGCTACGTCATATTCACATTTTATTTTTCAAGACGGTCTGTCATTATATTGGGCTGATGTGAATAATAAGGGGGAATTGTCACTTACATTGCTGGATGAGTCTATACCTGCCAGTTCATTGTTGTCGGTAGGAAACACGCTTGTCGCCTTTGCTGAGGACGGGATGCATTATTTCTTATGGAAAAATGGAAACTACAAATATCTGGGGCAGAAACCTCCGGAACCACTTTTGGTGTTTTCCTTGCATTCAACTGTAAGAAGAAGCGGAGAATTTGAACTGTACAAGAAGGAACAGATGTGGATTAATGGGGATAAATGGCAGATAAAAGATGAATATGTACAGGGGATATCCACAAAAGTACATGCTGAGATAAACAAGTATATAGCAGAACAGCAAGAAGACGGATATTTCATTTTCCCTTTTTTTGTACGTTATGCATACCGCCTTTATGACGGTTCTGTCATCATGCAGTCCGCACCTGTGCTTATGTTGCCTAATGACTCCGGTGCACCGGTGGTAGTCAGTAAAATTGAGCGGCTGAGTCAGGTGATTTTTACCGGCATTGGTTATATATCCTCATTCTGCTCATGGCTTTCATACGCATGTGCCAACAATGACAAGGAGGCGATACAGGAGTGGGGGGATATTATAAAAGGAGTGGATATTTTTATATCCTCCCAATTCTATACATTTTATACGGACGGTGAAATAGACATGAGTCAGAGTCTGTTGAAAGATCTTCCCCAAGGCAAGAGCAACACATACGGATATATTATGGATGATTTGTCAGAGTACTCCTATCCACCAAGGCCTTTTAGCGAGGCTTATGATAGAAAGTTTGGAAACGAGGCTGCTGCTACATATGCATGGGGCATGGAAGTACGTAATGAGTTCAAGGAGGAAATATGTAACGCCTCCCTCTTTTATCATGTGAAGACTCTGGAACTGGACGAACTTTCCAGCGACATCCGCTATCTGTTTGGTGCGGAAGGGGACATGGATCATATTTTGAGCAATTTGGAACTTAGGGAGACATTGACAGATGATTATATGACACACGATATCATCATTCCTGACTTTTCCATGACATATAACAGCCGTCTGCATATTGCAAATGTGAAAAGAACTTTTTTCAAGGGATTCAATCCCATGTGTATATCACAATTCCTAGGTCGTGGGGATTCTTCGGTTTCAATATATACGTATATACATGGGAGCAACGGGGATGTTGTAGTCAAAAGTGATACGGAAGTTTTGGAACAGATACTTCCTGTATATCTGTTTTATCCTGATACAGATGCGTATAAAATGGTGATTGTGGTCGGTTCCATGGTGTTTGAGTATCCTTTGGCGGAACATCCGACTTTAAATGGGGCGTATTTTTGTAGCTTGTTAAAAAATACAAATGAATCGTCGGCATCCGTACCGTCCGTTACACCCTTGCAGTCTGAGGAACTGAGCAACAAGATGTTTGTTTCGGAAGTGGGAAACCCTTTTTATTTCCCATTGAATGGAGTTTATACAATAGGGAACGGTGACATTTATGCAATGTGTCCGGTTACTACAGCCATATCACAGGGACAGTTCGGACAATTCCCCATGCTACTGTTCTGTTCTGACGGAAATTATGCGATGAGCGTCAATTCTGAAGGGTTTTATTCAACCATTTCTCCGATACAGAGAGACGTATGCCTGAATTCCAGATCAATCACACAGATGGATTCGGAAGTGTTGTTCATTTCATCCAGAGGTGTTATGATCACAAATGGGGCTTCCATAGATTGTATATCACAGGCGTTGCAGGGAGTTTTCGAACCTGTGCCGGAAGAAATTGGAACAAATATGGAAATGATTGACAAACCTCCTATTGAACTGATCAAGACAGCCATGATAGCCTATGATTATGCGAACCAGCGGATTATTTTTATGCTGAAGGATATGGATACGTCTTTTGTGCTTTCTCTTCCTGAAAACAGATGGAACACGGCCGTGTTTGGACGTGTTAAATCTGTTGTCAATATATTTCCATATTCGTATGTGCATATTGAAGACAGGATTGTCCGGCTCACAGATATATATGATTATTCCTCCGAGGTGATAAATAAAGGGATTGTTGTTACAAGAGCGTTGAAACTGGATACTTTGCAGTTAAAACGGCTTATGGATATGTCGGTACAAGGCATCTTTTCAGGTAAGCAGAAAATGATACTGTTTGCTTCACAGGATGGAAAGAAATGGTATAAGATAGGGGAAACGCAGGCCAGACGTGTGGGAGCGATAAGAGGAAGGTATTTCAAATACTACCGCATTGCGTTGGAAACAGCACTGACAGCTAAAGAGAACATATCAGGAATACGGCTGATATATGATATCATGCCTGAAAAACGACTAAGATAACGACTTATGAAACAAAAAGGTAAAGTCTTGACAGTATTCCGTCTTGAGGGAGGAAGCGGACAGGAAGCGCAAAGAGAGGAAATCGGGAATAGCAGGAGAGGGGGCGTTGGCCTTCCGTCTTATTTACCGGGAGGAGGTAATGACAACCAGTCTATTTTTGACAAGTCACTGGCAGCTGAAAGTTATGTTGATGCAGTTGATATATGCTCATCAACATTCAATTACCTATATAATTCCGCTTTCTCAGATAAGACAGGATGGGAGTTTTTCAATCTTTCAGATGATGCTTTGGGGGCATATACGGATTTGTATGAGTACCGGAAGTTGCTGCATATTAGCAATGGGGGAGTGTTACAGAAAAACAGCCTCATCAGGAAGCCGGAGAAACATAGGATATTTAATGAGAAGAAAGGAGAACTGACGGAAGAGAACATTTCTATAACTGTTGACTACACGGAAGAATATGATGCTTTGTTTCTTTCAGTGCGGTTCCTTTGTAAATCCTCAGGTGATCTTACAATAGGTTTTACGGATACACAGGGAGATTATGCGTTGAAGACGAAGCATATTGACCAATCGGAGGAATGGCAGGAATATGAACTTTCTGGGAAATGGGCCGGAATTGGTGATTTTTATTTGTCATTTACAGGATTGATAATCGTTGATATCTTGAGGTTGGCGGACAAAGCGTATGATGATCATCGTGAAGAGTTCAGGACATACCAGAGCCAGACCAAGCAGAATCTTGAGCTTATGGTGTCTGCTATAAACGAGTTGAAACGGATGAAATCAGAATATGACAAAAAATTTGAGGAAATATCAAAATCCTTGATTGTAGATACTAATTGA